CACCAATAAACTTGCTGCCTGGTACACTAGCTAGGCTAGCTACTGACGCAGGATTGCCAGACATGGCTGAAAGAACAGTGGGGGCAGATGTCAGCCCAGTAACTGCATATCCACTAACTGGCTTTGTCCAGTGCTCTTCAATATACTCAGCTAGGTCTGCAGCGGCTAGGGCTGGCTGGCTAGCAATAAGTCCAACCAACTCTAGTGGCGTAAGGTTGTTAGCCTTTATATCAGTAGTTCCAGCCAGTAGTGCTTCTACCATAGCATTTCTGTCTGACATCTGCTGGATGATTAGTCTATCACCATCACTAATGCACTTATCCATATCCTGATAGCCAAAGGCCTCTCTGATAACTGCAGGACTAGCACCAGGCAGTGCCACCTTGCCAGGCTCTACCATACAGGCCTTGACTATCTCATCTTCCGCAGCCCCGTCAATAGACACTCCTTCTGGCTTTGGAGGAGCAGCTTCTGTCTGGTAGTAGGCAGACTTCTTATCAAACTGCCTTTTCAGTGTGAGAATGTCAGCTTCTGTAAAAGTGGTAGAGGCAGGTATCCTAGTCATAAACTCATCAAAGGTGGTGGACTTATCAGTAGATAATAGCCTAAGTGCATCTACCATATTACCAGTCCTGCCCATCTCTTTAATGTAAACCCTATTCTGATTGTTAAGGTCCTCAACAATCTTCCTCTTCTGGTTGAATATAGACTCAACCCCGCCCTTCTGCTGCGCCTCAATTATGGAATTGCCTATATTGAAGATGGACTGGGCTAGGTGAGGAATAGTATCCACACCCATGTCGCTAAGTGATGCCAGCCTTACATCATCAGTACCTTTCCATAGACGCCAAGCATCGTCCTCAGCTTCCTTCAGCTTCTTAGCAGAGTCTGATGCGGCTAGTCTGTTAAGGTCGGACTGGAAGGTAAAGTCTGCCAGGGTAGTCTCATAGTCTGGCCAGAAGTCATTCTGAGGAGTAACAGGTACAGGAGGCTTTGGCTGAGTAGCATACAACTCAGTATCAGTGAACTTTGGCGTATTAAGTACTGATGTATCACCGGATGCTAGTCTGGCCTGCTCTTCACTTGTTAATCTTCCCATATTACATCATTCCTGCCGATAATTCTTGAGGCACTTCTGTTGCTTGTCTAGGCATAGCCTCCTGCCTAGGCTGCTGAGTAAATGGAGTTGGCTGAGTAGGCATCTGCTGTTGTTGAGGAGATAATTGCTGTTCAAGGGAGGCAGCAGCCTTCTCATAGAGGGCAGCTTGCTCACTATCACCATTAGCTCTGAGATACTGAGCATTCTGCTTGTATGCAGCGATAGTGTTAATCATTACTGCAATGTCCTGACTCATGGCCCTATCCTTTCTAGCCAAAGCTTGCTCCCTTATAGGATTGTGTATCTCGGGGAACATCAGGTCCATTGTAGTTGTGGCTGACAGCTCAAAGGTCGGGCACATCATTCTGGCAACTGTAGCCCGCTGCACAAGGTCACCAGGTATCTTGAGCGTGTAGTCCGCTGTCATCTTGAAGTTGTCTAGTATCTTTAGCTTCTTCACCTTGAATGGATTAAAGCCCTTGTTCTTAATCTCATCCAGCCAGAAGTTATCAATGTCAGACAGTACATTGATGATAGCCTTATGATAAGGCTGGAGTATTTGCTGGGCAGCAGAGGCTATCTGACTCATCATGTAGCCGGCTATCTGCTGCTGAACATTACCAAAGAGAGTCCAGGGCAGGCCGCCTCTCTGCAGCATATTCTGAATGTCCATTCTATCCATCCGCAGTTCAATAGGCATAGGAGGCATGGGGATAACTCCCACATCATCTTGGATGCCACCTTTAAAGATAGCTCCTCGCTTGAAGATAGTCTCAGGCTTAAGAATATTACCTGATGCACTCTTCTCAAACCATCGAGGCTGAGCAGTATCCCTAAGTAACTGACTGGAGAATGTCCATTGCTTGTTGTAGGACTTGTAGACCAGCTCATTAGTGGCTAGGACTGATTCTCCACGATGCTCCTTCCAAGTGTTATCATCATTGATAATGCCTGTATCTGGAAGGCCACCCACAGGGCCTACAAATACTGGTATGCGGTCAAACTTCTCAACGGTGTCAGGCTTAACCACTACATCACCCAACACTATTATATTATGCACCTTGGCATTCTCGTCTATGTACCAGTAATTATATAGGTCAAGGTCAGTGGTAATAGGCTTATTGTATGCCCACTTCATCCGCTTAACCTTACGAGCAATAGCTGCCTTGGGTATCTTGTAGATTCGTGCAAGTTTGACGAGGCCTTCCTCATCCCACTCAGGATAAACCTGCATGACATTCCAGACTTCAGCCACAAAGCCAAGGTCATCCACAAAGGCAAAGACTGCATACCAGCCAGTAGTGAGAATAAGGCCAGCCAGGTTGCGAAGGAATTCCTGGTCGCCTCTCATTCTGTAAGTACCATCTATCTTGGCCCAGGCCTTGTTGATGACATCTTCAACTATGTTGGCTCCTGCCATATCAGCTGCCTCAAGGTCAGCAGTTGGTATTCTGTGAGGGATATCTGCACAGAGAAGATGCAGTGCCAGATTATAAAAGGTGCGTGGGTCATTGCTCACAAATGACTCCATGCCTTCCTGAGCAAACTCATCCTTAATAAGCAATACATCGTACCAGGACTTAATCTTGTCATTCCTTGCTGACCAGTAGTCCTGGAGCACCTTACACTCGTCTATTACCTGTCGAGCATCTAATGCATTAGCCATATTCTTACTCCTTTACCATTTAGTCCAGCCAGATTCGCCAGCAAAGCCTACTGTCACAGGGATGCTTCCCCTGCAGCAGATAGCTATAGCAGCTGAGTCGTGAAAGTCATCAAGGCCTACTGCTTCCAGCCGCTCATTAACTACTCGCATGTTTCTTATTTGACTGACCAGATTAGAGTCATGAGTTATCATATTAGGAAGTATCCTACTCATCTGGTCATACATATAGAGCTTAGTTCTGGGACTGGTTAACCAGCCAGGCGTCCTGGACTTGAGACCACTTTGCAGGTCTTCCCTATAGTAGATGTTGCCATACTTAGAGTAGACTACATCACCAAAGGCAATGCCTTGGCTAGCTGCATCCCAGGTAATGAGTCCGCCATTATAGTAGATGGCCAGGTCTATTGCCATTTCAGCTGCCTTGTTAGGCATAATCAATCCACTGATAGTCGCACAGTGAGTAGCTATCTCCTTATTATCCTTTGTCTCAAAGTGCCAGACTGTGATGACAGTCTCACTATGCTTAGCCACTCCAACATCAGCGGAGATAATATACTTCTTGTTAGGCTCTGGCTGATACCAGATTTTGGCCTGATTGTACTGGTGTGGTGCCTTATAACAGTTCTTAGCCATTTCATTAAGGATGTCTCCGTTATAGGCCATGTCGCCAGCAGTAAGAAAGCAGCTCACATCGTCTTCAGGATATTCCTGAGTGAACAGTATGCGGCTGGAGCCAGAGCGTCTAAGGCTCTCAAATTCGACTATCTTCCTGCGTCTCCATCGTATCTGATCATGGGTTAGACCATGCAGATTGACAAGGAGTCTCTCCTCATCGGTCAGGTCCAGTTCTGGAGTATTGTCACCAGGCAGAGCATATGGACTATCAAATGGGATGGTGTACTCCTCATGCTCGTACCAGGCATAGAAGTGGGGAGTAAACACACTCTTGCCTATGGCATGACCTTCCTTAGCATTAACATAGATTTCATGGAAGGAGTTGCCTTCACCATTAGGTGTGGACAGTACTATAATCCTACCAGTAACTGGAACACGCTGAGAAATGGCTGCCATGATGCGTTCAATAGCATCCTCATCCCAGAAGGCATACTCATCACAGAGAAGGTTGTGTATGGTCTCGCCTCGGCCAAAGACATAAGCCCTGGACGAGCCAATATAGAAGCTACTGTGAATATCAGGAAAGCTTTTGAGGTTAGATGACTTATGATGCATTTCAGGGATAGTAGGTATCTTCTCCTTCAGCCTGTCATAATAGTGCTGGGCCTTGAGCAGTAGTCGCTGAGTGATGAACTCCTCATGTGAGACAATCACTGATACAGTGCCAGGCCTAGTGATAGTGTCCAGCAGTAGGTCAGCAATAATGACTGAGCTTGCTCCCATCTGGCTAGGCTTGACTATTACATCACGGCCAGTCATATCAGTAATCATCCTGTTCTGGAGTCTAGTCAACTTAAACGGTATGAGATTCTGACTCTTGTCTTCTATATCCAGCAGAGTCTCAATCCGCTTTACCCTATCAGATAAGATATCCTCTAGGACAGTAGTCTTACTCATTTACGCTTAATTCCTCGGTATGGGCTTCTGGGCAATAGGCGGCCACGCCTGCCTAGCCTGCTCATAGTGGCCCTCATAACATTGCGCCTGGAAGCATTACGCTGTCTGGTAGACCTGCTTGTTGCCATTCTATGCTCCCCTCGCCTTAATCCACTCTATAAACCACCAGACTAGTGCTCCAAGCATAAAGGGCCAAATAACTACAATAATATAGAATAGCTTCTCAAGCCTGTCTATTATAGGCTTGTGCCCACAGGCCTCCATCAGTAATGACGATACAGCTATTCTCCACTCTCCCTCATCCATCTCGTTCGGCGACTTTCCAAAGCGGTTCTTCCAGTTGATACCATTGTCAGGCATTACTCACCTCCTTTATTCTTAGCAGTGATAGTCACTGACTCGGTGGATTTAGTTCGTGATAGTGTCATAATGAAATCAGTGAAGTTGAAGTCCTTGGCCTCTTCCTTAGTAGCTCCTATGAGACGCTGGATAACTTCCAGCTGTTGGGGAGTGTAGTGAGACCTGGCCTTCATAAGATATTGATGCTCAGCCAGGGTCAACACCTTATCCTTGTTTAGTGAGTCAGATATTACCTGATAGTCCTTCTCTAGGATAAGGCGATAATTCCTGACAAACTCAAGATGAGCAAATTCTATGCCAAGGGTCTTTCGCAGTTCAGATAGCTTGGACTCCTGCCTCACAAACTCAGCATCACCCTCACGCCATCTGTGCAAGGTCTTCTCATGGATGCCTACTAGGCTTAGACTCTCCCTGATGGTAAAGCCACTTGCCCTGAAGCCCAGAAACCTGACCTTCTTGGAATCATTAGTCGCCTCTACAACCGACTGGACTATTGCCTCCGGATTGTCTGCATCAGGGGTATCCAGCCTAGTAGGCACAGATGCTGGCTCTTCAATTACAGGGACTGGGGCTAATAGTTTAACTTCTGTATCAGGCATATTGTCTCCATATGTACCTCATTCTCCTCTAATTATACCAGAGTTGTTCGATCATGTCAAGAGGGTATAATCAATTATATCTAGTACATTATTATTATACCATTTTAATTATAATATGCTATATTTACTCACGTACTGCTATATTGACAACCGGATAACTTTATGATATAATATAAGTATAAATGGGAAAGGTACTAATTGCATGCGAGAAGTCACAAGTAGTGACAAAAGAAATGCGGGCTATAGGCATTGAAGCATATTCCTGTGATCTGAAAGAGTGCTCTGGAGACCATCCAGAGTGGCATATAATAGGTGATGTAGTGCCATTCTTGGAACTTACTTGGGATATGATAATAGCTTTTCCTCCATGCACACATCTTGCTTCTAGTGGTGCTAGATGGTGGAAGGAAAAACTAATGGATGGAAGAGTGCAGCAGGGTATTGACTTCTTTATGCTGTTTGCTAGAGCCAAGTGTGATAGAATAGCCATTGAGAATC